GCCTGGCGGTACCAGTATGTGGCCGATGCGCTGAAAGCCGCCGCCTGAGGCGTTCAATCACAAGGGGGTAGGGTAGGTATGGGAAAGGCTGTTTCGATGCGTCCTGAGGCACCTGAGAGCAAAGAGCAGTGGTTTAAGCGGAAGGTTGCCGAGCTGGGGAAGGCGCTGGGCAATTTGCCGGCTCCCCGCCGCCGCCTGGCCCACATGAGCTTGAACGATGGCACTCCCCCCCGGTCAGAAGGTACTTCCGAGGGGTAATTGGCTGGGGAAGGACAGTCCGCAAAGGCCCGCTAGTCAGTGAGGGCAAAACCCTTTATTCTGGCTGCTCCATTGCGGAACAAAACGCCACACGGTGCACACGGTAGGAAGTCACTAGTACAATCGAGAGATAACGAGAAAACGCCTCAAGCCGGTGAAGCCTGAGGCGTTATCTCTCACAATCAATCAGCCCCCGCCAATGTTTTTGCCGACGAGTAACGGGGATGCCTGGAGAGCATGGAGCATGACAGAGCCAGACACCCCCATTTTGCCGATTGCTGGCGAGCTTTGCAACACAGAAATGTGTTGGGTGCTGGTGTATTCCATGCCTACAGGGAGAACCCGGAGGTTCACCTATGGCAGCAAAACGCACGAAGCAAACGACCGTCGTCGCCTTCCGCATTGCCCCCGACGAGCGGCAGAATTTTGACCGCCTGGCCTGTGCCATCCGCCGCGCCACCGGAGATCAGACAACCGTCTCCGATGTGATCCGCCGCGCCATTTCCGCCGGAATCAATCTGGTGGAGGTGCCGCGATGAACTTTGACGCGGGGTTCGTAAAGATCCCCCGCACCTGGGGAACCATCATCGCGCCAGCACCAGCGGCTTGGGTTAAGGTATGGCTCCACATCGCACTCAACGCCAACATCAGGGAAGGAAAGTTCCTTGGGCGCACGGTCCAACCTGGCCAGCTCATCAGGTCCATCAAGACTCTTTCGGTGGAGTGTGGCGTTTCAGAGCGACAAACGAGGGGCGCGCTTGAGGGCATACGGAAGGCAAACGTCGCGGCAATCGAAACGACAAACCAATATACGGTGATAACCCTTTTAGATTGGCAGACTTACAGCGGCAAGATGAGCGATGAAGGGCAAACGAAAGGGCAAGCGAAAGGGCAAGCGCCACGGCAAACGGATGACAAACGAAACGGCAACAATATAAGAAGTAAGAAGTCGTCGTCGTCGACGACAGTAAGAAGTGAGAAAGAAAACCAGTACTTCGGACACTCTGAGAAGCAGCACGCCGAAGGGCAAGAGGCTTCTGTTTTCCCTACGGGCGACGACGACGAGGCCGCAACTGCGGCCGATCCTGATAAGGCGCTGCGGGAGTTGTTCCTCAAAACGGTTGGCCGTCACATGGATAAACGGCTCCGGCAGAAGATCCAGGATGCGCTGCTCCGCGCTGGCGTTGGCCTCCCGGCATACATCACCGAGCTGAAGATCAGGATTCCACTGTTGAGGGAAAAGGTGAGAGGTGGATTCTTTCTACAGCAGGCGCAGGAGTTCGGCGAAACAGCTGAGACGGAAGTGCAGAAGCGAAGCATGGCAGTTGATATAACCACCGCCAAAGTCCTATCCATGCAGCCGCCGAAGGTCACAGTTGCGCCGACAGAAGGGTGTGGATGTACTGGGGGCATGCTCAAGCAGAACGGCCAATACGGCTACTGTTCGTGTGAAAAGGGAGCAGAGCTAAAGCGGAAAGAAAGGAAGAAGGCCGGAGGGGTGGAGTAGATCCCTCCCCCCCCCGCTCTCCTGCACCACACGTTGCCACACGCGCGAAATTTTGCCGCCTTTTCGTTTTACGGGAGGGGGGAGGGGCCTATCGGCACTTGCCGGAAGATGCGCTGCGAACCCTTCGCCTGCGCCGGTGGAGAATTACGAGTTTTTGTCATGCCACGGAACCGTCACATGACAGACCGTGACATCATGCCCCCTTCTTCGTCGCCTTCTTCTTCGCTGCCCTGGCCGCGGCCGATGCCAGACCGGCAAGACTTGCCCGAGCTGCCCGCTCTTCTGTCGTCATCGTTTCCAGCGATCGCTTGCCGCCAATCTTGCCCCCCTTTGCCCCCTGCTTTCTGAAGTAATCGAGAACGTCTTCCGGTATCGCTTTTTTCTTCATTCCCCTATTGTATACTAAAGGGGGTTTAGTTACAATGGAGATATGAAAGCCGTCGCCTACACCCGAGTCTCCACCGATAAGCAAGCCGATTTCGGCGTGTCCCTGGAGGCCCAAATCGAAAAGGTCCGCGCTATGGCGGTTGTACAGGGCGCGGAACTTGCCGAGGTCATAGTTGACGCGGGCGAATCCGCCAAGTCGCTGAACCGGAACGGTATGGCTCGCCTGATGGCGCTGGTAGACGCGGGCGCGGTCGATACGGTCATCATTGCCAAACTGGACCGCTTGACGCGCAGCGTGGCTGACCTCGCCGAGTTGTTGAAGCGGTTCGAGCGTCGGGGCGTGTCGCTGGTGTCCGTCGCGGACTCCCTCGATACCCGTTCGGCCGCCGGTCGCCTCGTGTTGAACATCATGGTTTCGGTGAGCCAGTGGGAGCGCGAGGCCATTGGGGAGCGAACCAAGGACGCCATGCGACACAAGAAAGCGACTGGCCAATGTGTTGGGAACATCCCGTTTGGCTCCCGCCTGGCCGCTGATGGCGTCCACCTGGAAAGCGACGAAGCCGAGCAGGACATTCTCCACCGGATCGCCGAATTGAAAGCCGCCGGATTCTCCACCCGCCGGATTGCAGATGAGCTGAACCGGCAAGGGGTGACCACCCGCCGCGGTACCGCCTGGCGGTACCAGTATGTGGCCGATGCGCTGAAAGCCGCCGCCTGAGGCGTTCAATCACAAGGGGGTAGGGTAGGTATGGGAAAGGCTGTTTCGATGCGTCCTGAGGCACCTGA